TGTAATTCATTAATATTGATCAGAACGATGTTGTTCGAGACGTTCTGTCGGGATTCTTAAACTGGGATCCTCCGTGGAAATTGCGGTCCCGATTACGGTCGCCGCTTGTTCGCACGAGCTCTTTCCCACCATGGCTGCTTCGCTGACCTGTATTTTGTCGATCAGATCTCGGGCTTCGCTGTCGCTTATCCCTACGATCGTCAACAATTCCTCGCTGATGAGGTGTTTCTGGACGGTTGGTTTGCCCAGAAGCGCGCTGGTCGCGTTGTGGAGTCGTTCGCGAACCTTTGCGATGACTGTTGTCATCGAAGATAGGTCCTTTGACACGGTGGCTGGGGCTGCCGAGGCCATTAATTGGATCGTTTGGCTGTACATCATCAACATTCGGTCTATATTTCTTGCCTGGTGTTGGATTAGCTCGTTTAAGATTGTTTGCTCGCTCATAATTGAATTTACGAGGGTCCACCCCTCCTTCAGCTGGTAAAGCGTCAGCATCAAGCGTGCCCTTATACGGATTGGGTTGCTCGTCACGGTTCATTGTGATCTTGGAGGCGAACAAGTCATTACAAGTCCGCAAGAAAGCGGATTGTTCACGAATGACTTCTTCACTAAAACCCGTTCTCGCAGCCATAACTTCAATCATGGCAGGGACATCTTGTACTTGTTGGGGCCAGGCCCCCCCTGTAGTTAACCAATAAGGTTTTTCCTTATCAACCGATTTACGCATTCTCCGCACTTCCTCCGCCTCAGCAGTTGGTTCGAGGATGCGGACGACCATATTTGCATATTCACTGATGATTGGTGTTAAACCATCAGTCACCAAATACCCAGAAACACGATCAATGGCCGCAGATGAAAGCGGAATATTAGGATCGCGACTAGTAAGATGCAATTTACGCATCGTACGAATGGGGTCTTGGAAGCTAGTAATCGAGCTAGTTGGTCGTGGGAAGACTCTCGCTAGAAACGTGACACCAGTTTCAGGAAGAGTTGATTCCAGTTTGAGGTCCATGCCTATGGCGACGGCAGCTGCACTAAATGCTTTGCCGAACTGTTTGTCAAACAGTGAATCGTCACCAAAGGCTAAACCGAT